ATTATATGGCGGTCGCAGTTCCACGATGCACGGAACACGGAAACCGCTTTCTTTTAACTCTTTGCCCTTGTCGCCGTCGTACAGTTTGATGGTTTTTTGTCCGATGTGCTTTACAAGGAAATAGTTTTTCCCATTTTCTTGGAAATGTTTGTAATTCCACGAAATTTGCAACGGCGAAATATTTATTGAATTAATCCGAATACATTTTAATTCAAGCCAAATTGACACTCCGCCCTTAATTCCATACAAATCTGGCACACCTCCGCCGTGTCTGTTTTCAATTCTAGTCCATTGGGCGTCAATGTTTTTCATCACATCACGCCCAAAGTTTGATTCTGGTTTAGTTGTCATTATTTAATTGACTGCCCTTTATCGTCGAACATTTCGCCTTTAATCGTATGTATGACATAATGACCATTATCGGAATTGTCGCCGTCGTTTTGATCTTTGCCAAAATATATGCTGTGAGATAAAAGTTCATCACTATATAGAGGTTCATCAAATTTATTTTCTTCAAAACCAATACACTCTCTATAATGTCCGCGCCGTCCCAACCATTGAACAAACTGCGCCATAATGTTTCTTGACTCTAATCTTGTCGTCGGATCAGAACCCTTTTTATTCCTAGATTTTAAATATTTTTTAAACTCTCTAAACCAATCAAAAGCAGCTTTTGGAAATTCCGTTCCACCCCAATGATGAAACAGCGCAACACTCTCGTCGCCGTCATTATCCTTAAATGATATGCTTACTCTATCGCCCATAATTTTTCCTTTCTGTTTATATCCCATTAACATGGGAAGAAATAAAAGTCAAGTTAATATTTCCACTCACCCCTTGCTCGTATCATTCTTTCAATATCGTCGCGGTGGTCTAAATGCCATTCTTCCCAACAACTGCGATTATGAAAAAGTCCGTTGCGGGGTTGCTGTGGTGTATTATAATTAATATATTTAATCCCTGTATAAATATCAGTAGCATTACTTGGTATTTCAAAGGCGTCGCGTTCTTCTTGTGTTTTAAAATAATTATTATGATATCTTTGGTTTCCTACTCCCATATAACCACGCCGACCATAACTCGCGTATAATTTCTTTCCGCATTGTTGACATAAAGGTATAGTCATTTTAATTTTCCTTTCTTTAAATAAAAAAACACTATCCCACGTTAATGGGATAGTGTCAAGATAAAAATAATCTTAATTTTGTGATTTTTCTTTCGGTGTTGTTATGACCGCGACAATATCTCTTTCCGCTTGTCTAATTTTGGCACTTGCCAATAATCTTGCTTTCGTTTCTTCCGATACAATCGATACAGCAGTTCCGATATTTTGGTCATCAAAATTAACGCAGTCCTCAATATCAATCCAATATGGCTTAACTTCGCTTAAAAACTTGGCTTGGTCAACAACCATATTCATATCATTAATAAGCGTTATTTTATGCTTTGCCAAATTACGCTGTGCCATAATCATTTCGCGCCTTGATACATCATAATCATTTAATTTTTTCCAGTCAAATTCATTATCACACATCATTGTTCTACTATGGCAACCACCCGTCGCGGGAACAAGCAAAGCATAACCGTCCATTCTACCGACGTCAGATTTATCAATACTATGATTATATTGACCGTGATAGCTACCTGTCGTATAGCGCGGATTGTTAAAATCATTTATTGCATGACAAAGTTCATTATGCGCGGTATGATAATGCGGATTTTTGTCCTTATTCTCATATTCAATTTCAACATTTGGATTGACACCTAAATTCATTAATTCGTCATAATGCAAAGCGGTCATATCTTCCTTGTTATAAGCAAAGCGAAATTGTTTTTCCTCGTCATCAGCAAAACTTGGCTTGAAATAAAAGCAAGAATCATATTCTGAAAAAGAACTATAACTACTCCCACGCGAATATTTTTGTAATACTTTCATATCTTCGGGCGGAAAATTTTTCTCAACTGTTGGCTTCACAACATCATTCCAAACATCTTTTTCATGCTGTTTGAAATTCGCCACCGCGTCAGATAGCTTACTATCAAATTCCGTTGGCGTTCTTTTCCAGATCGTATCTTTCCAAGCGTCTTTAATTGCTTTTCGCTTGGCTTGATTTAGTCTTATATCGTTTTTATCCATAATTTTTTTCCTTTCTTAAAATTATATTATCCCAATAGCATGGGATTAATTATTTGTCAAGTCCTATATCCCCTGCGACATGGTGTCTTATCATACTGCCATATGGCAAAGTCTTAACCCACTCGCTTAATTTTACCGCGTCGGAAACTTCTTGTTTTTGTTTCGCGGTGGCTTTCCATGAGAAAACAGTAAAACCTTGTCCCGCATAACAACCGCCCTTTTCTTCTTGTCCTACTTTTTTCTTTTGGCTACCATGCGCCACAAATTTGACGATATAATCTCTTTTTTGCCTAGCACATAATGGCTTACCACTTCCGCAATTCTGACAAGTAATTTTTTTATTTTCTTCGGCGGGACATCTTACAAACCTCACGCCCTGTATATTATCAACTTTATCCGTCATAGTATGAGGCGCGGTGTATGTTGTTTCACGCCCAAAATTAAAACTATTTAATGCTTGTATAACAGTATCAGCACTATAATTTATAGTAGTGTGATTTTCTTCATTTTGCGGAATTGTAGTATAATCAAAATGACTATAAGTCCACGCTTGACCTTTTTTGGGAACTGCTTTTCGAAGCGCCATTAAATAGTCTTGATCTATTTCTGTCGCGGAATTGTCGCCGTCGGGATTTAACGAGCAAGTCGCGGGACAACTGCCATACATAGAACTACCCGCGCGATAAGTCGTGGCGATACCGCCCGTCTTTCTATTGCTTGATTGATTTATTAATTTTAAACTCATATTATCCTAATAACATGGGATTATTTAAAAGTCAATATATTTTTTTCTCAATTCTGATAATTCTTTTTTTTGCTTACGATCATATTCCCGCCCATAATGTGTAAAGTATATTTTATGTACTTCCTTTTTATTACAACCAACCTTGCCAACCAAATGATCACGTAAAATTTTTAAATCAATTTCATTTTTTTCAATGTCACGACAATAATAATCTACTTCATCACTACCAATAACTGTTTTCGCGTACTCTATAAGATTATTCATTTTTAATCCTTTCTACTTATCCTATATAGTTGAGATAAAATGAAAGTCAAGTTATTTTTTTTCTTGACTTATAAATTAATGGGATTATACAAGATAATTGCATGGGCGACGGAGATATTCGGATAAGTCCTGTGCAATTTTAGAAAGAAATAAAATGACAGAAATTAGCAAGGATAAAGTCGTACAGAAACTAGCTGAAATGTTTGAGGAAGAATGGTACACAAACAAAAGCCAATATGAAGATGACGATGGGAACGAAACCAAAGAGTTCAAGGAACTGCAAGAAATAGAAACTGTGGTCAATAAAATGATACTCAAATATTATGATTGAAGAATTATTCTGGCAACGCGTATCTAATCTTTGGAAAATTATGAATAGCATTGAAGACGATTTAGTGTATAAAGCTATGTGGGAAGACAAACTAAAAGAATTGATGAAGAAAGAATTGAAATAATGAACATATTTTTTTTAGACAAGACACCAGAAAAATCAGCGGAAATGTTGTGTGACAAGCACGTAGTAAAAATGATTTTGGAAACGGCTCAAATGTTATCGACTGTTGCTCATGAATATAAATATCATAATACTCCAGATATATATAAACCAACACACCCAAACCACCCCATGACTAAATGGGTTAACACACATAAAAATAATTATCTTTGGGCGTGTGAACATGGATTATCTCTATGTGATGAATATACAAAACGCTATGGAAAAGTTCATAAATCACAAAAATTAATTCAAACTTTACATGATTTATGTAAATCAGTTTTTTCTTTTAATGGAGGAGAATGTAACTCAACTTTTATCACACCACCGCCACAATGTATGCCAGATCAATACAGAAATAAGAATTACGTAACTGCCTATCGTAATTATTATAAAGGCGAAAAGACTTTCGCCAAATGGGAAAAAGGCAGACAACAACCAGAATGGTGGCAAAAATGAGAAATAACCCAGACGACTTGGCTAATCAAATATTAGAAAAAGTAAAAGACATGTTAGAAATTAATACAAGGGTTAATTGGGACTCTGCTGAAATAGAGCCTAACGAGGAGTTTCAAAACATTTTAGATGAAATAAAAAAACTGGAAGATGAGGATGAATTTTAAAATCCCAGAATACTACAATTATTCCAAACCTGTTAAGGATAAAAAAGAAGATTTAGTAAAGCGAAAATGCTTTATCTGTGGCACAAAGGCAAACATGGAAAAGTTTCAAAGGTATTGTAGCGTTCATTGTCGTAGTAGAGCGACAAGACTAGATAATTAAATGATTCATCCTTTTGATTTTATATGGGGAATAGTAGAATATTTTTGTGTATTTTTTACTTTTTCTTGGATTTTATTTCAATTTTACAGAGTAGGACAACTAGCTGTCAGATTCTTTAAATTTGTCATTAGTAAGTGATTTATCCTCTATTTCTTTAATCTCAACACCAATCACCTCGCCGTTGATAATATTATGATCGCGGATCTCCTTGAGTTTGGCTTCCAGCTCTGGTCTGGTCATGTTATCCAATGAAGCTGTAACAACCTCTTTTCTGTCAACATAGAATCCCGCTAACTGACCTCTGCGAAATTCAGCATTGACCGCAGGCCCTAACTGTCCGTTCGTGACAGCCGTATCGCGGAGCCTGGCTAGTTCCCTAGCGTGCCTAACAAAATCAATCTTGCTTGCTTCCGCATATTCCTTTTGCAAATTTTCTATTGCTTCAACAACCAAAGGAAACATCTTGGGACTTCTTAGATTGCAGGCAATATTAGTCGCTGATTTCTCCGAGTACCCCGCTTCTTTGGCACAATCTGTCGGTGTCATGCGACCATTGGACTTAACAAATAGATGAATAAAAGCCCTTTGCTTCGGTGTTATTTTATTTACGTTTCCCATTTTCTGTCATTATAACACATCTTTTTAATTTTATATATATATTTT